CCGCCCGCCGCTGGCACAGGCAGGGTCGTGTGGCCGCGCATCCGAAATTCGCCGAATCCACTGCGCAAGGGACTGCCAGCAGGCTGGAGCCCTGTCAGGCGGACTGTGCCGAGAAGCCTCCACCCGCCGTCCAGAAGGCGCTCGGAATAGTCGCCGCCAACATCCCAGCAGCCGTCGAGGGTCTGCCAGTTGTGAACGGTGAAGCGGCGGCACTGGACCATGCGAATGGCCAGCCGCTGCGACGGGGCAAGCATTGTGATGGAAGAATCAAAGGTCGATCCGACGGCGGTGACCAAGGCCCGCAGATGACAACGAACAGGCGCATACTGTGCGGCCATGTCCTTGACGAGACGCTGTTGCGCTCTGGTCCACGTCCCTTCCGCGAGGTTCAGGCGGATCGCGTACTCGGCCCAGCTGCGCATGGCCAACCTGCGGACCGTGCCAGCAGGAGGAGAGAGCACAACGGAGCCGTCAGCAATCCACGTGCCGTCGAGAGTGCGGCCCCCAGCGGATTCCCACTCCTCGCGATAAGTCTTGTATTCAATGAGTTCCGAGCCGGGATAGCCAATGCTCGCCAAGGCGGTGCGGACCGCCCAGGGAGTTCCCTTCTTCCGGTGCAGCCGAATCGCGTTGCGCATCAGCTCGCGCTGATCCGCTTCGGCGAGGCCGAAGGACCAGCCCTCCAGACCCAGAACGTGAAACTGCTCAGCCAGATGCGGAAGAAACGGCGCGGACACCAGGTCGACCAGGTCCACAAGCAGTCCGTCGACCGGCAACAGCGAAAGACGCTGCGTCAGCTCGGCCATAGGCGCAAGGCGCTCATCCGTGGCCAGCACTCCAGGGACGACGGAATCAGCCATTCACGCCTCCAGCCACAGAGACGGACACGCCGGTGCAGCTGGCCCAGCCGTTTTCAGGCACGTCAACGTCTTCAAGGGGCAAGGCAAGGTGGACGCGGTACACGCCGGAAACGGAAAGAGCCGCCATGATCTGGCTGCGGACGATGTCGCTTCCAAGGGCCGCGGCCGCTTTGTCCGCCCAGGCTTGCGCGGCTGCGGTGGCGCGGGCAAGCGTGTCTGCGGCGTCGGCGGAGTGATAGAGGGTTATCTCCGCCGAGATAGCATACTCATACAGGACGGGGGAGGCGGCGGTAACCGTATCGCAAAGCGGACGCACATCGTCCGCGCTTGCGGCCTCGGCAACCTGTGCCAGTACGTCCTCTGACGGCAGGCCCCCCTGAACCAGCGGATACAGAACCACCTGGCCGGGCTCGGGAGATAGCACCGCGACGTCCACCACGCTCTGGTTCGCGCTCATGGCGTGATAGCGATACGACAGCGCGGGACCAGCAACAGAAAAATGTTCAGGCGCGAGAATGATCCTCTCGCGAAGCCGGTCGTCGCCTTCCATGTCGGCACCGCCGCTTGAGAAGGTCACGTTCACGACCTGTATGCCGTCCGGCAGCAGATCAAACGACTGCTTGATGTCCCCCGGCAAAAAGCCGTTTGCGCCCGCTCCGGGCTCGTCGCACAGGGCAAGCACTTCCACGGAACTCTGGCCGGAAGGAATCAAGGCGTCGCCTTGCGTGGCAAACACGGTCCCGGTCACGGACTTCACGCGGAACCCCTTGGGGATAACCACGCCGGCCGCCACAGGCGTTTCCGAATAGAAACGCAGGGTCGTCCGGGCGGCCTGGGGCTGCAGTCTGGTCACGCCGACCAGGTCTCCAAGGTAGTCCAGCATGGGAGCCCTGGAAAAGCGCACCAGGTTCTGCCTCGCCGCGTCGTTGATGGACGCCCGCATCAGGGTTTCCCTGTAGGCGATCAGGTCTATCAGCAGTCGCTCGACCTGGGCGGGATACAGCGTCTTCCCCGTCATGGCCTCATAGGCGGCTATCAGCTCGGATGTAACAAGCTGGGAATCCTCGTGGACAACCTTAGGAAGGGTCATGCGCGCACCTCCGCAGAAGCCAAAGCGCCATCGGCGAGCCGGAACTCGATCCGGATCAGAACATGCGCGGGGCCGTCCCCTTGTTCCACCAGAACTCGCACCACGGTGACGCGAGGCTCCCAGCGCCGGATAGCGCGGACAGCCTCGCGCACCAGGTGGGGGCGGGCGCGGTCGATGGGCCGGTCAATGTATTGGTAGATATTGGAGCCGAACTCCGGACGCAGCGGATCGCTCCCCTGGGGGGTTTCCAGGATGATGCGGATGGACTGGCGAATGTCTTCTATGCCTTCGACAAAGCCGTTCCGGCCCAATGCGGGCTGCCAGTGTGCGGAGTTAGGTAACATGCCCCCGACTCTATGCGAGTCGGGGGCAAAAGGTGTGCTGACTAAGGTCAGTGGCTATGATGATTCGAGTTGCCGGAGGCGTCGAGGATGGTGCCGGAGGCGTCGACAGAGCCGTCGACATGGATATCGCCTTGTACTTCAATATCGCCGGTAATGGAAGCGGCGGCACCTCCGCCCCCGGTTACGGTCATACCCTTTTCGACAGTCAAGTGGCCGGTGACCCGTGTCTCTGGGGCATCTATGGTGGCCTTCGGGGTGCGGATCAGAACTGGTCCGTCAGCCTCTATCGTTATCGGGCCGACCGCATTGACGGAAAGTACATGACTATCCCTGTCATACTCGACGGTGGTTCCATCGTCAAATGCGATGTGATGCTTTTCCACTCCGGAGCACGGCGGCACGTCCGCTCTGGAATACAACGCGCCAAGAATACAGCCGTCTTCGCCGCGCGAATCCAGCATCAGCGCCACATGCTCACCCACATCGGGCATGCAATAATGCTTGTCGCGGAAGGTCTTGGGCACCAACACCGGAAGCCAGTGCGTGACCAGGTTGTCCAGCGCGGGCAGGCGAACCTTGGCCCTGCATGTCGCCTCGACGATCTCGACAACAATGCCGAACTGGAGAGTGGCCGCCGCTTCTCCGAAGGTGCTATTCATCGCTCCCCTCCTTCACGCGCTTGGCCTCAAACTCGGTCACATAGCCGCCGGAGCGCCCTATGGAGTGGGTGGCCTGGGTGACGAGATACAGTCCGTTCAGCCGCCGAAGGCCGTGGATATCAATGATGGCACCGGCCACGATCTTAGGATCGCCCGGCAGCGTCCCATTGAGGGCCACCTTGTCCTGTTCCCTGCGCTGCTGCTCGGCCTCGGCAATAGCTTTTGCCTGTGCCGCGCTGCGCGCCCGGACGTGCCGCTTGTTCTCATCCTGGGCCGTTACCGTATCCTGGGACGCAACGTCTCCGGCCTGCGCCTGCTGTTCGACAACCTCCTTCGTGTCCGGGTTGTGGTAGCGGACGGACGTCTTCGACGGCACATCGGTCACCTTGTCGGCATAGCGCCAGGAGGTGAGATCGGAAGGATATAGGGTTCTGACCGGCGACTGCTCTGCGAGACTGCCAGCGCGAGCGACCACAAGAGTGCGGTTGTTGTCGCAGAGCTTGGCCGTATAGCCATACTCCCGGCAAAGCCGCACCACAAAAGCCCAATCCGTTTCCTGGTACTGCGTAACCCGGTCAATGGCGATCTCGTCGATCTCCCCGCTGACCTTGGCCCCGATGCGCTTGGCCGCCTGTGCGACAATGGCCTTCAAGGTCGTGTTCTCATACGCCTTGCCCCTGCGGGTCCGCACCTGCCTGGTGATGCCGGTGGACAAGGCTCTGATCCTGACCACGGATGGCGGCCCGGATATCTCGACCTCGTCGACGTCGAAGCCTCCGGCGGAAACCAAGCGCTGGCGCGCATAACCGTATTCAAGGCTCATCTCGGCACCCTTGTCGGGATACCACGCGCCCAGCCAGCGCCCATCATCGTCGCCGAGGGTGACGTCCAGCTCGTCGGACTGCCCGGTCAGCCGGTCGATGTAGCGCACTTCGGTCACATAGGCGGAAAGGTCCGCAGTCACGTCGCGGCCGGAATAGACGATACGGAAAGACGGTTGGAGGACGGTCATCTTTTCCATGGGGGCAACCCTTCCGTGTCGGCCGAGGACTCAATGACGGGGATGCGCAGCTTGATGCCGGACGGCAAGGCGTCCGACACCGGCGCATGCGGATTCTGCTCGATGAGCATGCCGATGTACGCCACGTCGCGGTAATACCGCCAGGAGATCATGTCCCAGCGTTCCCCGTCTGTCGTGATGTGTTGCAGAAAAATCATAACTGTACGCCCCTTATGGCGACCTTTGCCGCGACGCCGGACAGGGCTGGTCGCACATCCGCAAGCGCCTCGGCGGCCCTGCGCGCGGATCGCGCTGCACTCACGGCCCCCTCGACGGTGCGTATGGCGTCCGAAGCAAAGCCCAGCTCACTTTTGGCGGAGTTGTAGGCCGCCATCACGTCAGAGGCTCCGGGAAGAGAGGATATCGCGGAAAAGGCCGCGATGGGTAGCCTGGACGCAATAGCCCGGAGATCGTCGGAAAGCTCTCTGGCGGCTTGTAGCGCCGACTCTCCCTCGGAAAGAAGCCTGGCGGACATGCTCGCGGTGAGTTCTGCGGCCTGGGTGACCTCGGAGGCCGAGGAAACCGCCTGGCTGACAGCCTTTGCCGCCTCCGGAGCGGGAGCCGCATCCTGCCCCGATACCGTGGAAAGAACGTCCGTGCTCGCGGTGACCGGCGGAACGTACATGCCGCGAGAAAAGACTCCGGGGGGATTCGGCTTGGCCGGATCGCCGACGTACTCCCGGAGGCGCAGAGACGCCTCCAGCGAGATCACTGTCCCGGCCCCGTTCGTCTGGCGATAGGTCACGGACAGGTCGACGATGACAAAGACACCGCGATATTCGCCGTTGCCGAGAACGAAGTCCAAGGGCGTGGCGGCGTCCATGTGGTCCTTCAGGCCCCGAACCTCATCCGCAGGGTTGCACCATGACGAGTGCAGGGTGACGCTGAAAGACAACTCGTCCGGGCTCCACCCGGTATGCTGCATGGCTGGCTTTCTGCCGATAAGCGCATGCTCGGAAAAGCTGGACCCATAGCGGATATCAAGCCCGTCCATCCACGATACGACTTCCAGTTCCGTTTCCCCGAGGGTGGCGTACAGACTCATGCGGGAGACCTCCTTGCGTGATCCCGCTCGTATCGGGACATCAGGCGCTCAAACTCGGCGAAGCTGAGGCTCATGGCCTCCTTCACCTGCTCGCGCACACCTCCACCGCCCTGTCCAACATGAATGACAGGCGCGAAGGTGACGTTCATGCCTCCCCGGCCAGCTCCGGCGACAGCGCCAGCTCCGCCCCCGGCGTTCCGACCGGCAAGAGCCTGGAGCGGAACCGTGGGAAGGTTCGGCGTAGCAGCCTTCGACATCTCGCC